AGGTTGCTCCGGGCTATGAAATAGAAAAATGAATCCGTTGAAGCCTGCTTTTTTATACTAAGTTGGCATTATAAAAAAGCATTGCTTATCAATTTGTTGCAACGAACAGGTCACTATCAGTCAAAATAAAATCATTATTTGATTTCAATTTTGTCCCACTCCCTGCCTCTGTCATCACGATACTGTGATGCCATGGTGTCCGACTTATGCCCGAGAAGATGTTGAGCAAACTTATCGCTTATCTGCTTCTCATAGAGTCTTGCAGACAAACTGCGCAACTCGTGAAAGGTAGGCGGATCCCCTTCGAAGGAAAGACCTGATGCTTTTCGTGCGCGCATAAAATACCTTGATACTGTGCCGGATGAAAGCGGTTCACGACGAGTAGATGCAATTATGGTTTCTCCGCCAAGAATCTCTTTGCATTTATCAAGTGTTTCCTTCATTGATATCCCGAGAGCATCAACATGCAATGCTGTTGGGATGGCAATTTTTACGCCTGTTTTGCTTTGCTCGACATAAAGATATCCATCTACGATATCAGACCACTTCATTTCGCATAAATCACCAACTCGTTGCCCGGTAACAACAGCCAGTTCCATTGCAAGTCTTAGCCAACATGGTGATGATTCTGCTGCTTGATAAATTTTCAGGTATTCGTCAGCCGTAAGTCTTGATCTCCTTACCTCTGATTTTGCTGCGCGAGTAGCAGCGACCGGGTTTGTTGTTATATGGCCTTCAGCTATTGCCTCTCGGAATGCATCGCTCAGTGTTGATCTGATTAACTTGGCTGATGCCGTCTTGCCCTCGTCTATGTATCCATTGAGCATTGCCGCAATTTCTTTTGTGGTGATGTCTTCAAGTGGAACATCAGGCAGCCCCCTCCTTATTGCTTTAATTTTGCTCATGTAATTTATGAGTGTCTTCTGCTTGATTCCTCTGCTGGCGAGTATTTTTTCGTAGCGATCAAGCCATGAATGTAACGTAACAGAATTATCACTGTTGATTCTCGCTGTCAGAGGCTTGTGTTTGTGTCCTGAAAATAACTCAATGTTTGCCTGTATTGCTTCAGTAATTGCTATCCTCCTGTCTCTGCCTAATCCGAACTCTTTACCCGTCCTTGGGTCCCTGTAGCAGTAATATCCATTGTTTCTTATATAAAGGTTAGGGGGTAAATCCCGGCGCTCATGACTTCGCCTTCTTCCCATTTCTGATCCTCTTCAAAAGGCTACCTGTTACTGGTCGATTTAAGTCAACCTTTACCGCTGATTCGTGGAACAGATACTCTCTTCCATCCTTAACCGGAGGAGGGAATATCCTGCATTCGCGCACCCATCGACGAACTGTTTCAAGGCTTCTTGGGCGTCGCTGGCGAGCGTTCCACTCCTGAAGTGTCAAGTACATCGCAAAGTCTCCGCAATTACACGCAAGAAAAAGCCGCATTGATGCGGCGATGGTAGGTCTGGATATCATTGAGCAATGAACAGGCCTCATCGAGTGTGAGGAGGTGTTATTTCATGGTTAGTACTTGCGTAGCTCGCTGATTCTTCTGTAAGTCTCTGGTGCTTTGTTTCCGTGTATCTTCATTTCAGACTTCAACAGAGCAACGAGGGAATCCCATTCGTTGAGGATGCCTTTGAATGCCGGAACGCGCTTTGCAACCTTGTCGAATGAATCTTTGATTTCTGGAATCTGCTCAACAAGTGCAACGCATCGTCGGAAATCGGCTGCGTCATGGGGAGCGCCGAAGTGATGACCATAGATATTCTTTTTCAGTCCACATGCGATTGAGGCAAGAGTTGCGCTACTGATGCCAACATCGCCAGTCGATTGCCATTTCAAAACCTTCATAGCCAAATCTGACATTTCTTGTCTCCAATAGAAAACCGCCATCAGGCGGCTTGATGTTCTTTCAGTTCTTCAATTCGAATATTGGTTACGTCTGCATGTGCTATCTGCGCCCACAGCATCCAGTGGTCATAGCAGTCATTGATGTTCTCTGCTTCGATAACTCTGTTGAATGGTTCTCCATTCCATTCACCTGTGACTCGGAAGTGCATTTATCATCTCCATAAAACAAAACTCGCCGTAGCGAGTTCAGATAAAAGAAATCCCCGCGAGTGCGAGGGTTGTTAGTTGCGCTCTGCTGCTGCCTTAGCCATTACCATATCCACCAAACTTCACCAGACATGATTCTCGCAATCACTATCATCACCAAAGTGATAATCACTACTTTAACTGGCAGCATCATTCACCATCCTGCTGCGGTGGTTCAGGAATCGGCATCCAGTCGGTTACATTGCGACTCTGTGTTTCGAAAAATTCATCACCATTGCGGACAATATCGAAAAACTCTCCGTCTCGATATTGCGCATAAAGAACGAATGCGCCATCACATAAAATAATTACGTGCTGACCGTCCTCTGGCATTCGCTCACTACAGCTTATCCAACCATCCGGAATTACCGGAGAGTTGCCACCGGGAATATTTTCCGGAATATTTTGTTGTGCGTTTTGTGGTTGTTCGGATTTACCATGAAGCATGGCGGCGCGGCAGGCATTCCAGCCATGCATATATCCAGTAATAGACCCCATCTTATGCCACTTATCTGAATGAAAAGCGCTCATGGCACCAAGATAGTCGATATCTGAAATTTGTTTATACCTTTCATTTGGGGCTTTCTTTTCTGATGCAGCTACATCATTCTCTATCATCTGCGATTGCGTGATGCTGTATCGCGGTATGTCTGAGTTGTTCATTCTCGCATCCACATTAGCATCAAACTCGTTATATTCCATCTCTGCCAGGTCACCCCAACTAGCCAGCCCAGGTTCGTTTTCATCACCGAAAGCATCCTTGTCTCGCAGGAAACGATAGCGCAAAGCATCACGCTCTATGCTTAAGCGCAATACCTTTTCGGCTGTCGCAGCATCGCGCCAGGTATTGAATCCATCTGGACCTTTAACTTCTTCGCGCAATTGATAAAGCTCTGCGTAGATTTCATCAGGCACAGATACCGTCGCTGGCGGGGCGGCGTAGACATCAATAATCCCATTATCAATAGGCCATTCTCCATCCTTGAGATAGTCACTTGTGCCGTCAACTTGCTGTTCAGCAATGTGGAATGCACCAACTGGTTCTGCCTCAAGCGAGGCCAGTGCAATTCGTGCCAGTTCCCTAAGATTTTCGCTATATGGTGAAGTATTATTACGATTGATTATGTGATTAGCTGTATCTATGAGAACTTGCTTTTGTTCTTCTCTGGTCATAGTGGTCATATCACATCACCCTGAAGCCGTTGCATTTACGTAAAAAAATCGCAGATATAGCCCTTCATTTTTTCATGACAATCCCGATCATTCCCATTGCACCAACCGTCAGGTGGAGTCCAGTTTTCTATCAGAGCAGCCATTTTCTTTGCTTTCGCCGGAGTAGCTGTTGCGGTATCGCAGTAATGACGAGTGTCAACAAACTTATCCATGCCATCGATATCAAGTACGCAAAACCATGTGTGATTCGGCATTTCAACAGATGGTATTTGTTGCCCACGTCGACGTTTATCAATAAGACATACACTCACTGCTTGCCTCCTTTACGCAACATCGCATTCAGATATTTGTTTTGATTCACTGATGGAAAAGAATTTCTCTTAAGCAATTCCTCTCTCGATGGCATTGGCTTTAGGCGCTGGCGAATAATCATTTCTGCCGGAAGAATGCCGGGATTGTATGCAAGTCCTCTCATGATTTACTCTCCATGAACTGGTCAATAGCCATGCTAAGTGACATACCTAAAGTTTCGATATGCTGCTGAATATCCTGTAGTGTCTGCGCCTGAGATAACAGGATTTCACGGTTGCATAACTCTTTGACCAGATGCTCAAACTTGCTGTAATAACCGATACGGCTTAGTGTTTCTTTCCCTGCATTCTCACCTTCTTTGATAATTCCTCTTTCATTAAGAATCAGGTCGTGTTTTGTTCCAGTAATAACGTATTTGCCGAGGTCGATGTTTAGCTTCAT